GCCTTAGATGGTGTTTGGCCGAGCGTTTGATGCCTATGTATGGCAAAGCCTCACCAACGCAAATACAAATGATTCAGACGTTTGCAGGGCAAGCTAAAGCTACCATCAAACGCACAAACATGGCCCCACTTGCGGTAGCCCGTTATCCTGATGCTTTGCAGACGGGTAGGGCGAAGGATGCGGGATGGATTCTTACTGGCGGCTTTGTTTAAGGGGCTACCATGCCAGATTTTGGTTTTGTTGGCTCATCATACGAAGCGCCTAGTATCTATCAGGATGCTCAGGAGTGCATTAATTTTTTTCCAGAAGTTGACCCTGTAAAACAGCAGGGTGAGCGTGGGGTGATTGCGCTGTATCCGACACCGGGTTTGACGCTAAAAACGCTGTTGCCTAATATGCAAGAGGTTCGTGGGCTTCACACCGTGTCTGGCGGTGAGCAAATGATTGCCGTTTGCGGCTCTTATGTCTATGCGCTTACGGCTAATTTTGTCCCTGCGGTTATTGGTCAACTTAGTTCCAGTACGGGAATAGTGCGTATTACTGACAACGGCATCAATGTTTATATTGTTGACGGTGCTTTTCGTTACACATGGTACATATCAAGCCCTGCGTCTGCGGTGTTTACGGGTTCTACAAGCGGCACAACATTAACTGTTGCAAGCGTTTCTAGTGGCACGATTGCTGTTGGACAATCTTTGTTTGGCATAGGTGTATTGTCTGGAACTGTTATTACTGCGCTTGGCACAGGAACTGGCGGTGTGGGCACATACACGATTAACAGAAGCCAAACTGTTGCAAACTCAGTAATGAATTCTGCAACTGTTGGTGCGGTAGTGACTGCCACTATTGCGGGAACAGTAATGACTGTTTCTGCGGTCGCATCAGGCGTTTTGCACGTTGGTCAGACTATTAGTGGCGTTGGCGTAACCCTTGGCACAATCATTACTGCTTTGGGGACGGGTACAGGCGGTGTCGGAACTTACACGGTAAGCGTGGCAAGCACTGTAGCCGTTGGCGTGACCATGTACGGTTTGAACTTCTCTGTTCTACCCTCTACTGACGGTGCATTTAGTGGTGCAAACACGGTGGATATTATTGACAACTACTTTGTCTATAACAACCCAACGACTCAGCAATTTGGCGCTAGTGACCTTTTGTCGCCTATTTCGCCACAAACTAGCTTTTCATTAAAAGATGGCGCACCAGATGATTTGGTGGCTTTGATTGTAGATCACCGTGAAATTTATTTGATGGGTGAAATTTCCTCAGAAGTGTGGACTGATGTAGGCGCTGTGCCGTTCCCGTTCCAAAGAATCCCCGGCACTTCTACCCAGCACGGTATTGCCGCACCGTTTTCAATTGCTCGACTTGGTAATTCATTTGCTTACGTTTCCCGTAACAACCGTGGCCAATCCCAAATCATGCAAATGCAAGGATACATTCCACAACGAATTTCTACCCATGCCGTTGAAAACACTTTAGTCAACAAATATGTTGGCGATGCTATTTCTTGGACTTATCAACTAGAAGGCCATGAGGTTTTTGTTGTTACTTTTCCATCTTTAGAACTTACATGGGCTTATGACGCAACCACAGCAATGTGGCACAAATGGCTTTACACAACAGAGAAAAACGAATATCAGCGTCACCGTGGTAATTGCTGTGCTGTGTTTCAAGGATTGGTCATTATTGGTGACTATGAAAACGGCAAACTGTATGAATTGGACAAAACAAATTACACAGACGATGGCCAAAATATCCGCAGATTGCGTAGAGCGCCACACTTGGTGACTGAGTTTCAACGTCAGTATTTTGATGAATTGCAGATTCAGTTCCAGCCGGGGGTGGGGACAACGGGCATTTCTGGTGCTGAACAAGTAACTAATACAAACACCATTTATTTGGGCGATAATTACACAATTACCGCAAGTGCAACTTTGACCATTGAGCCTGAAAAAACTTACATTTTGGCGACTCAGCAACCAGTAATAACTACAACTACAAACAACCCTCAAGCAATGCTTAGATGGTCAAATGATGGTGGTTCTACATGGTCAAACGAGCATTGGACAAGCGTTGGTCAACTTGGCAAATACACAAATCGTGCCATTTGGCGCAGATTAGGGACAGCCCGTGACAGAATATTTGAAGTTTCTGTAACTGATCCTGTGAACTTTGTCATTATTTCGGCAAATCTTAAAGTACAAGGGGCAGAAAACTAATGGCTACGTCTGGACTTTCAACCACACAGCAGATTAACCCTTATCCACAATCAGTTTTTTTGGATGGGGCGACTAATCGTCCAACGCGGTCATGGCAACAGTTTTTTTTAAACTTGTTGAATTTCAGTTCTGCTGATACTGCAACGGCAGGGTCTGCAACGCTTCCAGCTAACCCTGTTGGGTTTATCAATGTCACGGTAAATGGTCAGGCTTACAAAGTGCCTTACTACAATGTTTGAGAGAGCCTAAATTATGGACAACTTAATTTCTTCACTTGTTGGCGATGTTGCTAATAACGCTGGCAATGCGTCTGGTGGTTTAGTAGATTATCAAGGCAAGTCGTATAACCCTCAAACTATTCTGTCGCTTGCAAAACAAATAACAGCGTCAATTGATCCTAATGCCGTTAAAGGCGGTGTTTTTAGCACTAAAGGTGAAAGCGTAGGTTTTAACTACGATGAAGCAACCAAACTTTTGGGTCATGCCCCATCAGCGGCTGAACAAGTGGCTTTGGATATGGCTCGACACCTTTCTAATGAAGGTGTTACTGATTTAAACAATGTGGATGCTACAGGCACAAACAGACGTTTTGGCTCTACATACACAGGCGGTGGCGGCACTATTTATGAAATTAAAAAGGATGCTGATGGCAAGCCTGTAATTTCAACATGGAGTAGAGACACAAGCGACAAAAAAGCCATCATTGGTGGTTTAGCGCTTGCGGCATTGGCGTTTGGCATCCCCGGTGTATCTGAAGGCTTACTTAGTGGCGCATCAACTGGTTCAACAATTGGAACTCTTAGCGGCTCTACTATTGGCGCTGGTGGTGCAACCGCTTTAGAAGGCGCTTCTGCTCTCAGTTCTTTAGGCGCATTAGGCGGTGAAGCGGCTGTGGCTGGCATGGGTGCTGGAACAGGTTTAACTGCGGCTGGCGCGGGTGGTCTTGGCGGTGCAACGGGTGCGGCTGGTCTTGGCGGCTCTCTTGGTTCTGGATTGACTGCCGCGGGTGCTGGTGGTTTAGGCGGTGCAACAGGCGCGGCTGGTTTAGGTGGTGCTTTAGGTACTGGCGTAGGTGCTGGCGTTGGCGGTATGGCCGCCACAAACTCTTTGCTTGGCAATGCGGCATTAGGTTCAACTTTGGCTAATACAGCCACAGGATTAACTGGTTCTACATTAGGCGCTTTAGGAAACGCTGGCGGTTCATTATTAGGTAGTGGGGCCGCCACTTCTGCTTTAGGAACAACACTAGGTCAAGGCTTGGCTTTAAATGCTCTTGGTAGTGGGCTTGGTGCTGTTGCAAATCAAGCTGGCATTTCTAATGCTAGGGATTTGATTAGCCAATACGGTAATACGGCAAACACTCAACTCAATACCGCTTACACAGACGCTAAAGCCTTGAATGCGGCAAACAATGCAACATTGGCAAGTAATTACGCTAATTTAGGAACTAATCTAAATACTAATTTAGCAAATCAAGTTGGCGCATACAACACAGCTAACACAAACATTAACGCAAACGCAAACAACCAATTAGGTTTGTTGGCAAATACTTATCAAGGTCAAAAAGACCAAGCCGCGGCAAATGCAAATGCTCTGAACGCCAATTATGCAAATTCCCGTGGTGATTTATATAACATTTACAACCAACAAGTTGGAATTCAACAACCTTATCAACAAGTTGGTCAGGCTGGTTCGCAAGGGTTAATTAACAATCAAGACTATTTAACCCGCCAGTTTGGTGCGGCTGACTTGAATAGCCAATTAGCCCCTAACTACGCATTCCAATTGGCTCAAGGTCAAATGGCTAACCAACGTGCCGCAAACATGGGCGGTGGAAGTATTGGTGGAAATGCTTTGCAAGGTCTGCAAAAATATACTCAAGACTATGCAAGTGGCGCTTATCAAAATGCGTTTAACAATTTCAACACGCAACGCCAAAACATTTACAGCACATTGGCTGGAATGGCCAACATTGGCACAACTTCTGGCGGTCAATTAGCAAGCCTTGGCAATACATTGGGTGGTAATTTAGGTTCATTGTCATCTAACCTTGGCGGCAACCTTACAACCAACACAGGCAATCTATTGGGCGCTGGTACTGCTTACGGCTCTAATACATCAGGTGTAACAAACAATTTAAACAATGTGTTGTCATCTAACCTTGGTCAATTGCAAGGTGCTTACAACCAGTATGGAAGCAATTTAACAGGCGCTTCTAATACTTATGGCGGCAACCTTACGACAGGTGCTGGGCAGGGTATCAATGCGGCTAATTTATATGGTGCTAATTCTGCTAATCTTGCTACAGGCATAGGTTCAGCATTGGCGGGTAATGCTTCTGCAAGTGGCGCAAATACTGCAACGGCTTTAGGCAATCTAGGCAATCTTGCATTGGTAGGTTCTATGCTTAAAGCGACATAAGGATAAATGATGGCTGACTTTTCAATGAACGTAAATTACGCCAAACCCCAAGCTACAAGTCTTGGGGATATGTTGGGCATGGCCTCTGGAATTCAAAACTTCCAGCAAACACAACAATTAAATCCTTTGGCTTTGGAAAAAGCACAGATTGAAAACCAAGTTTTAAAGCAAAAAAACGATGAGCGTATAAGACTTCAGGAATTTACAAGCAATCCATCCAATTGGCAGACTAATGGTCGGATTGACATGGACAAAATCAATTCAGCTATTCCAAAGATTGCCCCGTTGACAGGCGCTGATGTAATCACTTCATTGAGTGGATTACACAAAAGCCAAACTGAAGCGGCTAGTGCCAAGCAATCATTGACGCAAACTGAACGAAACATTATTGGTAATGTTGATCACTCACTTGGTTTGATGGGTGTTAACGATCCCAAGCAAATTATCAAAGCCTATCAAGGTTTGATTCAAAACAATCCAGACAACCCGTCTTTGGAACGCATGATCAATTCACGAATTGATTTGCTTAACAGAGCACAACCCGGCCCCAACATTACAAAAGACTTGCTTGCTGAGTCTGCATCTTTGTTGTCTATTCCAGTACAGCGTCAAGAGTTTGCGCCTAAAGTTAGTTTGACAAATACTGGTGGTCAATTACAAGAAACATTGACTACGCCAATGAGTCCTACAGGACAAGCGCCTAACATTCAAATGACGGGACGCGGACAACCGTTGACAATGGCCCCCGGCACACAATATGTGCCAACTGGCAGAACTGACCAAAACAACAACCCAACTGCCATTGCAATGAGTCCTACGGGACAGTTATTGGGTGAAATTACTATTCCCGCTGGTGTTGCACCAAACATGATGCAAGGCGCACAACAGCCGGGCGCAATGCCGCCACAAGGCGCAATGCCACAGCAGGGTGGTGGTATGCCACAACCGCAAGTAAACGCGCCACAAGCCCCTGCAATGCCCTCTAATGCGCCTGTAAGAATGCGCCCCGGTGAAAACGCAGACACTTTGCGCGATGCTCAAGCAATTCGCACAAGGTCAATGGCCGCGGCCGCTAATGTGCCTAATCAACAATTTAATAGCAACCAAATCATTAAAATTGCTGATGATGTGATTTCTGGTAAAGGTGCTGGTGCTATTGCCAATTTGACGGGTGGTTATGCCGCGTTGCCTTTTGGTGGTGACAACGCAACCAACTTGCAACAGCTTGGTCATTACATGGCGCTTCAAACAGCGGAATTGTCAAAATCCTCTGGTTTAAGTGGTACTGATGCGGCTAACCAAATTGCTGGTCAGATTGCTGGAACAACCGATTGGACAGCGCCAGCTATCAAACAAACCGCCCGTGTCAATCGTGCTTTGTCAACTGCAACAAGTTTGTTCAACCAAGGTGTTGAAAACGAATTTAATAAAACTAAAGACCCGTTTGCGGCTAGAGACTTCCAAAATAAATGGAGTCAAATTGCTGACGTAAACGCCATTCGTCTTTATGATGCAATGAGAAACAACGACAAAGATGGCATAAAAGAAGTTGTCAATGCCGTTGGTGGCCCTGATTCTACGGGTTACAAAAATCTGCTGACTAAAATCAAGTTTATGAGTACGCTTGTCAAGGGGCAATAATGGCTGTTGTTGATGATTTTGATATAGATTCGATCAATAGCGCGGTTAGTTCTGCGTTTGGTCGCAAATCAGCGCCCCCCGTAAAGACTCCATCTTCCCGTGAACAAGAGTCTTTAAGGATATTACAAGCTGAATATGAAAAAGAAAGCAAACTTGCCGCGGCTGGTAATCCAACTTCTGCCCGTAATTTAGAGGCGCTTCAACGAGAAATGAAGCGCATGGGTGGCGCACCCACTACTGCACCCACTACCGCACAAACGCAAAGTGATGACTTTAGCGTGGATGCAATTGGTTCTGCTGTTCAAGATGCTTTTAAGACCGCTAAAACTGATAAGCCAGTAGCCAAAAACAAAACCGATCAAGCAATTATCAATCTGCAAAGATCGCGTGAAATGTATGGCCAGATGGGGCGTGATGTGGGCGCTAGTGTTGCGTCATTGGCTGACACTACCATTGGCGGTATTTTGCCTATGGCTGGCCAAGTTGTTCAAGCCGCATCCCGTCCATTTACTACGCCAGAAAAAGCACAGCAATATGGTCAAGCTGTTACAGGTGCATTAGAAAAACCGTTTGGTAAGACATTTGGGGTTACGCAAAGCCCCGCTTATCAGGGCGAGGCTTCACAAAGACTAATGAACTTTATTGGTGAAAACGTCAATAAAGGCGCTGAGTGGATTGCCCAAAAAACAGGTTTGCCACTTCCTGATGTGCAAAACATGATGGGAACGGCAACAATTGCCGCACCAGCGGTATTAGCTAAACCTTTGGCTACCGTAGCTAAACCTTTGGTTAAAGGCGCAGAAACCATTAGTCAATGGGGCAATGAAATTCGCGCTGGCGCACCCGGCCAGCTTGAGCAACAGTTTCAAGCCAAAGGCGGTAAACAAAGCGCTGGCGCGGCCGCTACTCAAGCCAAAACGCAGATTGATGCCGCTATTGCACAAGCAAAGCCAGAGTTAGCCGCTGATTTGAAATTGCTAAACCCTGCTGAAACAAACATAGAAGCACTAAATCGTATAGTTGACGCAGATTCTCTGGATGTTCCAGTACGTTTGACCCGTGGTCAGGCTTCACAAAACCCAACACTTATTTCCCGTGAGCGAAATGAAAGAGGGTTTAAAGAGCAATTTGTTGATCGTTTTAATGAACAAAACAAAGCGCTAAAAGAGAACGTGACGTTGGTTAAAGAACGTGCCGCGCCTGATGTGTTTGCCCCTGATTATGTGTCTAATGCCCAAGGCGCAATTGAGCAAGTTCGCGCAAAGATTGACGCATTCAAAGCTGAAAAGCAACAAGCATATAAAGACCTAGCAGACTTTGGTGCTGGTAAATTGGAAGTTGACAGCAAGACATTTGCACAAAATGCAATGAATGCGTTGACCAAGAATGAGGACATTGATTTCTTGCCGCCTACTATCAAAACTAAAGTTGATCAATACATAGCTGGCAAACCAATGAACTTTGATCAGTTCCAAAATTTAGCAACACAAATTGCCCGTGAAACAAGAAAAGCACAAAAAGCTGATGATGGCAACGCGGTTCATGCTTTAGGTTTGGTTCGCAATGAATTAGAAAGTTTGCCGCTTATTGGTGAGACAGCAGAAGCTAAAGTGTTTGCTGACAAAGCTCGTGGTTTGGCTAAACGTGAGTTTGACTTGATTGACAAAAACAGACCAACTTACAACTCTGTTTATGCAATGGTTGAAAATGGCGGTGCTGATACTAAAAACTTTATCCAAAACAATGTGTTTAGTTCTAAGAATCAAGACTTTGCCAAGATGATTGATTTAGTTGGTGACAATCCACAAGCTATTCAAAACTTGAGGGCTGGCACTTTAGACTACATCATTCGTAATTCTACTGATGCAAGCGGAAACTTTGCTACTGGTAAATTTGCAAAAAGCATTTCTGATTTGGATGTAAACAAAAAATTAGATGCTTTGTTTGGCGCTGAGGAAGCTAACCGTTTACGCAAGATTGCCAACGCTGGTACATTGATTGAAGCTAGACCTAAAGGCGCTTTTGTCAATGAATCAAACACAACGGTTTCTGCGGGACAGATGGCTAAAAATTATCTTACTGGCGTGTTAGAGGAAATACCCGTGGTGGGATCGGTCGTTAAGCCAGCAACAAATCTTTATATGCAAAACAAAATGAAAAAAGAGATGAAAGAGTCTCTGCGCCCTGCCGCTGGCACTAAACTTTCAGACATAGGAAAATAACATGGCAGTCAATCTTGCACCAATCGGTAACGGTTTCCAATTCTTTACCAACACAGGCATTCCCCTCAACGGTGGGTATATCTACACCTACCAAGCTGGCTCTACAACCCCGCTTGCAACCTACACAACTGCAACGGGAACTATTGCCAACACCAATCCTATTCAATTAGGGACAAGCGGTCGCCCCCCACAAGAAATTTGGTTGACTGAGGGTTTTTCTTACAAGTTTGTTTTGACTGATTCTGCTAATGTGCAGATTGCCACTTACGATAATCTTTATGGCATCTTGGGAACAGCCGCGGCAGTTAACCCAATCCCCGCTGGTGGCATCATTATGTGGTCAGGCTCTATTGGTGCTATCCCTGTAGGTTATTACCTTTGCAATGGCTCTAACGGCACACCAGACTTGCGTGATCGTTTTGTGGTGGGTTCTGGTAGCACCTATGCTGTAGGTAACACAGGCGGCTTCACATCATCGGTCACAAGTTCTGGCGGCACAAACTTGCCCCTTTACTATTCTTTGGCATTCATTCAGAAAGCATGATATGGCTGAAATTGATTTGGTGCAATATGGGGTGCTTCAACAAAAAGTTGAGTCAATGGAAGCAAAGATTGACAAGATGGAAGCTCAACTAGATACGCTGATTGAATTAGCTAACAAGGGTCGTGGTGGCTTTTGGATGGGTATGGTTTTTGTGTCTGGTGTTTCTACTTTCTTTGGTTACGTTTCTCACTATTGGTCAAAGTAAATGAATGCGCTGGATCATTGCAATTGTTCTGACTCTAGCGCTTCAATCTACAGGCAAAGACTTATGTAGTGTGCGTGAGTTTTATGGAATAGCTTACACAATTCATAATCCATCTGAGCGTCATCAGCAAATGTCTGCTTGGCTTACAAATCATCAATACTTATGCAAAAGTTCCGACTTTGTAGTAATTTGGAATAATTTATCGGAATGGGCTGGTAGTGCTGATAGTGCATTGTTAAGGCATAAAGTTATTCAAGGATACAAGAATGCGCTTGATCGGGAAAAAAAGTGAAGATCAGTTACGACAAATGGTATCCAATAGTTCAACCAAACCCGCCCATGCAATCAAAAGTGTTTGCCAAGCGTGTGGAAAGATTAGACGCTGAACGGGCGGTGCAAGTTCAGATAGATCAGCAAGTTAAAAAGTTTCATCAATATGAGTATGAAATTTATGAATACAGAATGCGACAGATTACGATAAACATTGACATTACCAATCTGAAACGACAAATTGATGCCCTTGTATGACCAAGAAACCAACACCCAAAACGTCACCAGACACCAGAGACAAGTTGACGCTGTACGTCACGCTAATGGTAAGCACAACCCTATGTATCTCCGTGTTGGCCATGGTAATCAGCTTTATGTTGGGTCTGTGGGCCAAGGAAGTGGACAATGCAGAGATTTTCAAAATGATTTCACCCGCTTTTTCTACTCTTATAGGCGGCATGATTGGATTCCTGTCTGGTATCAAACTTATGCAAAATGACGACAAATCAAAATCTTGTAAGGACTAACTATGTTTGAAGTTTTAAGCGGTGGTTTATTGGGTTCTATTTTTGGTGGCATTTTTAGGATGGCCCCTGAAGTGCTGAAGTGGCTGGATAAAAAGAATGAGCGCCAGCATGAACTAAATATGTTTAAGTTCCAATGTGACTTGGAAGCCCAACGTGGCCAGCAAAAACTAGCTGAAATTGGCGCACAACGTGAAGCCGCAGTAGATGTAGGCGTAATGAATGCCTTTAATTCGGCCATAGAACAGCAAGCAACAATGGTAAAAGCCGCGGGTGGATGGGTAGCCTCACTTTCAGCTTCTGTGCGTCCTGTGGTCACTTATTGGGTTCTTTTTATATGGTCATTTATCCATGTGTGGTTTGCATACAACGCTTGGTTAAATGGTGCGCCAGCTACTGAAGTCTTTAAAACAATGATGACTCCAGACTTTTCTGCACTACTTTCAGGAACAATTAACTATTGGTTTCTTGACCGTACATTGTCTAAGCGTGGACTATGAATTTAGAACTTGCCGCGGCTTTGTGTAGGCAGTTTGAGGGGTTTAGAAGTAAGCCCTATTTATGCCCTGCGGGTGTTGCAACCATAGGTTATGGGTCAACTTACTATTCTGACGGGCGCAAAGTGACCTTGGAAGATTCCCCTATGGACGAGTCTACAGCAAGAGCCTTACTGATGGTAGAACTTGAGCATACATATTTGCCCGGTGTTATTAGAAACTGCCCCATTCTTTTAACTGATGAACGCAAGTGCAACGCTATCGTTGACTTTGTTTATAACCTTGGTGTTGGACGACTCCAGACATCCACTTTGAAGCGCAAAATCAATGCTCAAGATTGGGAAGGCGCTAAAGAGCAATTGATGCTTTGGACTAAAGGTGGGGGCAAAGTCTTGCCCGGCTTGCTCAAGCGCAGACAAGCTGATTGCGCTTTGTTAAATTAAATTGTCATAAATCTTATTTAAGGTGTTGTAATGGCTAACATTCCTACACCACAAGATGTCGAATACTTTGCACAAAGTGTTAAAAAGTGGCAACAATTGCTAAGTCTTGGCGATTGGCGCATTGAAAAAGGCATTAAGCCAGCAAAGAATGCCATGGCCTCTGTTGAATTTAATGATGCCGCAAGACTTGCAACGTACCGTTTAGGTGATTGGGGTGCTGAACAAATCACACCATCAAGCCTTGAAAAAACAGCCCTACACGAGTTACTTCATGTATTTCTACATGATTTGATGGTGACTGCAACCGATCCTAAGGCTTCAGATGATCAGCTTGAAGCGCAGGAACATCGGATTATTAATCTTTTAGAACAGCTTTTGACTACTAAGGATTCCAATGGGCGCTCATAACGAAACGTGTACTGATACAGAGTTCATCCAACTATGGGGGCAACTGCAATCTGCTACAAAAATAGGTCAACATCTTGGAATCAATACCAGAGCAGTTCATTTGCGTAGAAGGTGGATTGAAAAAACCTACAAAATGACCCTCAATTCAAAAGATCATCGAGGTGATTTGTATAACAAAAACAAGCCTAAGTCATTTAGCCCACTAAAACAAATTGAACTTGGAATGCTAGATGGATGTGTAATTGTTTTTTCTGACGCTCACTTTATACCCGGTCAACGCACAACGGCATTTAAAGGGCTTCTATGGGCCATCCAAGAACTTAAACCAAAGGCGGTGATATGTAACGGGGATGCTTTTGACGGTGCGTCTATAAGCCGCCATGATGTTACTGACCAGCCTCAGACTTCTGTCATTCAAGAGTTAAAAGCCTGTCAAGGTGCATTAGGCGAAATTGAGGAAACTGCCAAAGCCGCAAGGCACAATGTAAAGTTACTGTTTACATGGGGAAACCATGACATTCGGTTTGGCAACAGATTGGCGCAACACGCACCACAATTTAAAGATGTACAAGGGTTTAAGCTGACAGACCATATCCCAAATTGGGACTTCTGTTGGGCGGTGTGGCCTACTGATGATGTGATTGTCAAGCACCGATACAAGGGTGGAATTCACGCTACACACAACAATACTGTTAACGCTGGTGTTTCAATAGTTACTGGGCACTTGCATTCTTTGAAAGTCAGTCCGTTTAGTGATTTTAATGGCGTAAGGTTTGGCTGTGATACCGGAACATTGGCTGAGACTGACGGCCCACAATTTAGTTATGCTGAATTAAACCCAAGCAATCATAGGTCAGGGTTTGCGGTGCTTAACTTTCACAATGGCAAGTTGTTATGGCCTCAGTTGGCTTGTAAGTTTGATGAGGGTTTGATCGATTTCAGAGGCCAAATAATTGATGTGAGTGCCTTTTGATGAGTGGGCCATTAATCATCATCACGGGATTGATCTACGCATACATTGCGGCAGAACAATTGTTCAAAGGAAACCCGTATATGGCCGTGGTATATATCGGCTATGCAATAGGAAATGTGGGGCTGTACCTGATGGCCAAGTAAGCCCCTTTTGTAGCTTATAAGTTACAGTTCTTCGTCAGAAGTTAAACCTACAGGTGTTATTTCTTCATCTTCTGTATCTTCAAAATCATCCTCATCACCGTCAATTGCTTCATATTCAACTGCCCAGCCGTGTTCCTCTTGAAAATCAATAAAGGACTTGATGATTTCAATTTTGTCAAAATCCCATGTCTCAATTGTAATTTTCTCATTTTCAATATAGCCAATGTCCATTTCAAATTTCATGATGTTCCCCTTACGCAACTAATTGTTGCAAAGAAATACTAGGCTCTTTTTGTGACAAAGAAAAGGCTTTCCATTCTCTTTCGTTTCTGCCTGAATTTGACTTGACGGTGTTACCAGTTAGTTCTATCAAACCAATTACTTTCATTTCGTTTAACCGTCTGGCCACTTGGTTGCCATCAAGGTTTGTCAAGGCGGCAATACCGTCTTTTCCTAAAGCACCGTGCATTAACAAACAATCCAAAATTAGCTGGTGATGTGCGGAGACAACAGGTTTAATTGACTCAGCCGCCTCAAACGATGTAAGAGGATCATTTGCCCTAACTCTTGGAAAATCGGGCATGGCAAAAATTTGTTTAAATGTTTCTTTAAAGTCCATGATTACTCCTAAAAGGTGGGGGTACTAACTGCTCGTCTGCAAGCTAGGAATTTCCTTTGCACAGCTTTCCCTCCGTAAATTTAAAAAGGGATTTCTTCGTCCGCTGGTAAACCTTTGTAATCTTCTTTTGGCTTGGGTGTGTTTAGATAAGCCCAACCGTTCCAACCGCCATCAGGAAGTGGAATGCTATCAAGTTTAAGCATTGGGCCGTTTTTTGTCTCAATGACTGATCCAATGGTTTGATAACGCGATTTTTCTACACCATCTTTGTTTTTGTATTTACCAGAAACAACGGTGATTTCGTAAAGTTTAGACATTTTTAATTTCCATAAGTTGAGCAATTTTAAGATCAAGTTCATTTAAGAATTTGACAATTTCATCTTCCATTAGTCTGATATACATATTGTCCCGCGGGATACGTTTAACAAACAATTGAAGTTCTGATGGCAGACGATTGTCAAACGACACAAAGTCACACCATTCACGGTCTGTGCAAGCCATTTGGAATTGCATTTGCGTGTTGTATTTGCCCGGCACAGTTTGAGACAACAACGTGTCTATGTGTGTCGCAGTGTTAGGGCATTTGATTTCTAGCAATCCATTATCCCCAACAAGCCCGTCAGGGGACGCACCAGCCATCAAAATCCTTGGGTGGGGTATAAACCCCACTTCATCAACTAAAAGGTCTTTTAAGGCTTCGTAGGCGGCTCTGGCAAGGGGTTCTGTTTCTGTCCCCCATTGCATAGCGGCATTGGTAAAACTTTCACCCTTTTGACCCGTTAGACGTTCACACACCAATTGAGCCATGTAGTTATCACGGCTGGCGCTGTAGCCTGATTTTGTTTGGGCAATTATGTCGGCCACACGGGATGCTGTGACCTTACCAATACGAGCCTCAAACCATTCGTCTGTGCCTTGGACAATCATAATTTCCCCTTTGCTTCATCTTTAGCCGCAATGACTTTGATCTGCCAAGCCTTGTCACCATCACAAGCGGCATAAGCTATTTTGTAAGCCAGCTTCAATTCGTCCTGTGTCTTGGCGTTGTGGATGGCCAAAAACAAGTCTGTCATGCTGTCTGGGTCAATGGTTGACTCAGGCTCTACAAAAGAAGGCAGATCGTCTCCGCTGTATATGTATAACCCAAGGCCATGCAAGCTAAGTGCTTTGGTCATGCAACGCATGATTGCAGTGTTGACTTGGAAGGCATCAGGACTCTGAATGGCTTTGTTGCGGTGATCCATTACGGGTAGCTGGCAAGTCATAGGCTTGTCAAACATAGTGACTGTTACCCAGACCATTGCTGTACCGTTTATGTCCATGAAACATTTGTCACCAAACATTTCTACTTTGAACGTGGCTTTAGCATCAGCTTTAAGTGCTTCAGCCCATGCCCAAGCCCATGACAAATAAGTCAGGTTTGCTTTCTTTTCTGTGTGATCATTGACGTTAAGCGTCAAAAGATGTGCGACTGTCATGATTCAATCCTTTCAACGTTTTTAGCAACCAACCATTTAGTTCCAAGTCTGCGAACAGAGCGCACCCACTGGCGCTGATATGAACGTATAACTTCAGGCGGTGCGTCATATTGTGAAAATATACGTCTTACTTGTTTTAAGTAACGTGTGTTCATTAGCCCCTCCATGCGAGTAGTACACCGATACCGCCAAAGATAACGATGGCTAAAAAGCATTCAACAATTGTTTGGATAATTTTGTGTTTCATACGGCCTCGCAAGATGTGTAAAAGTTACGTTTAGCTTCGTCAACTAAACGGTCATATTCCTCAGAAGGAATGTCATAAGTAATGTCTTTGTCGTTTGCAAATACAAACACATCGAACATTTCTTTGTAGTCAGGTGCGTGGGGGTAATTGATTTCTTCTGGGTAGTAGTCATAGCCAACGGTTACGACTTCAAGAGTCTCACCGTCATCAAAAGACACCACGTCTTGAAAGCTGTGCTGAAGATTGTGTTTCATGCTGTTTCCTTGGTGGTTTCTTTTTGCATTGCTTCCCACTCTGTCAAGCTAACAATTTTGTAGCTTTTGTGGAACACATGACCATGCGTGACATGGATAACAAATTTAATTGCTTGCTTTAATGTCAAAGGAATGGTTTTGACTGACCATGTGTTGTCATAGTCATTAAAGCAAATTACTAATTGGTTTTTTGTCCAAGAGGTTGCCATTTTGATTCCTTAAAAGACCCCAAGAAGTTCAGGGCATGGGTGTATTGTACATCAAACTAAACACACAGCAAGACTTTTTTATAGGGACTTACCCTAATGTTGTATTTATGCAACTAGCACGATGTTTATTTTGCTATACTTGTTGCATGGACAAACAAAAAGCTATCACATTGGCTGGCTCACAGAGTGAGCTTGCTAGAATTTTGGGCATTACTAGGGCGGCAGTACACAACTGGAAAACCATTCCAACTGGTCGGCTTTATCAATTGATGGTGTTGCGTCCTGATTGGTTTTTAGAGTAAGATTATGCAAACACTTGGCGGTGTTAATGTAGTAGGGTTACACATGAAGTCTGCTGGTTACTACGCCAGTCCGCCAACATCCGCAAGGGTGAGACTTCAGGTGTAGCCCTTTTTTTTGGGCTTTTATGAGAATTAAAAATTGGACAAAGTTTCAGCATTTCAAGGACAGGCGGCCTCCTTGGGTGAAGCTGTATCGTGACATTCTTGACGATCTTGAGTGGCATGAATTAGACCCACTAGCCGCCAAAGTTCTAGTCATGCTTTGGTTGATAGCCAGCGAGAACGATGGGCGCATTCCTGACAACAAAACTCTTGCTTTTCGTCTTAGACTGACAGAACTGAAAACAAAAGAAATCATTATCAAGCTGTCTCATTGGTTGGAACAAGATGATATCAGCACGATATCAGAGCGATATCAAAGTGATAGACCAGAGAGAGAGAGAGAGACAGAGACAGAGACAGAGACAAAGAAAGAGGTAAAGAGAGAGATAGCAACTATCGTTGCTTGCCCTCCAGATGTTGATCAGCAAATTTGGGACGATTGGAAACAGTTACGCAAAGCTAAGAAAGCCCCGGTTACAGAAACCGTGGTAAACAGCGCACGAAAAGAAGCCGCAAAAGCAAACATGGCGTTTAGCGACTTTTTGAGTGTTTGGTGCGCTAGAGGGTCACAGGGTTTACAAGCTGATTGGTTAAAGCCGGATGAGAAAAATTTAAGCAAAACTGGTCAAATGAATCAAAGGGTAATTTCTGGTCTTACCCGTGGTCTTATTGGAGGCGGCTCAAATGTCAAATTACTTGGAAACTGATTTTTGCAACCAAGACGAAGGTCTTGATTACATTTTTGGGCGAATGATGGCCATTTATGGCGCACCGTTTAACCGTCATTTTGATGGCCTTGACCCGGAGTTTGTTCGCCAAGAATGGAAGGGTCAGATTGGCAAATTCTTGACTTACCGCCCAAGCATGGACTTTGCCATTAATAAGCTAAACGAGGAATTTGTACCTAGCGCGATCAAATTTAGAAATTTGTGCAATCAAGGCCCGGAAATTCCTTTTAAGCCATTACCTCAGATTGAACGCAAGATGACCATTCACGAGCAAATTGAGAGTGACAGAGTTAAAGCTGAAGCAATGGCAAAATTGGCAGAACTTAGAAAACAATTTGGTAGATGATGACATTTAACTGGCCAACAAATGACTCCGAAAGAATTGGAACACTTCAAGGACTGCGAAGCCCGAGAGTGGACAAGGCGCTACAAAGCCAAGAAACAGACGATTGGCTCAAGGCAAGCGTTGCTCTGGTGGCAGGCTGTGTTGCTGGACTTGCAACGAATCAGAGGCGAGTCAGATACTTTGGATTTGAGACAACGCATGAACAGGATTCAAGATGAGACGAGCCGCAAGGGTTGACGCAAACCAAGACCAAATAGTTTCAGCGCTGAGAGCCGCTGGCGCTTATGTCTGGATCATTGGGCTTCCTGTTGACCTTTTAGTTGGCCACAAGGGTCACACATTCTTGGTGGAAATCAAAACAAACTCTAAAAAGCGTTTAACAGCCCTACAAACCGATTTCTTTGAAAATTGGTCTGGTAGTACCTTGGCAAGAATAGATTGTCCTGAAGCGGCATTACGCATGATTGGAGTTGTCAAGTGAAAGCGCCATACAAAGCGATTGAGTTTATTTTGGAACAGGCCCCAAAATTTGGTGTTGCGAAATCACAACGGATTTTTCTTGAGGAATTTCGCAAGACAAAAAAGGCTTTGCTTATGAAAGACGCAATGACTAAAGGTTTTGATTCTGCGGTGGCACAAGAGCGTGAAGCCTACGCACATCCTGATTACCAAGAACTTTTACATGGGCTGGCTGAAGCCATAGAACAAGAGGAAACCCTTTTGTGGAAACTGAGGGCGGCTCAAATGAAATCGGACATTTGGCGATCAGAGCAAGCAAGTGAGCGTTTAGGCGTAAAAACAACGGAGTAAATATGATGTGTCCCCGCTGTAGTTCTGAAAACCTTAAAGTTTTAGATACCCGATCAACGCCTGAATTTGTCACCCGCAGACGTATCTGCATCAATGGACATAAATTTTTAACCCAAGAATATGCAATATCTGAAGCACAAATATGTGAGAAGCCAGAAACTACTGAAGCTAGTGGCGGCTCTCTCTTGTCAAAGCTGTGGAATGGACAATGGCGTCCAAGCGGCTCATAGCAATTGGGGCGGTGGTAAGGGTAAGGGCATCAAAGCTGATGACAACCTAGTGGCCGCTTTGTGCCTTAAATGCCATTACGAAATAGACCAAGGGGCGCATTTATCCAAAGATGAACGCAAAGAAATGTGGCAAAAAGCCCACAAAGAGACAATTAAAGCACTAGGAGACAGATGGCCTCCAGAAGTGCCAGTTCCTCACTTGCCCTTGTGAGCCTTGTCTAAGCCTTGAGCCTCATGGCGTTTTAATTCTTGTTCCACAGCTTTGATGCGGGACATTTCAGCGCGATGCTCAGAAACTTTTTCATAGTGCATAGGCTGTTTAGGGGCGCTAGATTTAGCAGAAGTGATTTTAAAATTTGTGGCCATGACAAATCCTGTTAAAATGGTGGTTGACATTGTGCCACATAGCGCATAAAGTCAAAACCATAAATTCTTTGCAAGGAAAATATCATGGGTAAAATGGATACAACAATGGCTAAAAGCACTACTGGTGCAACACCCCCTAAAGGTGCTGAATCTTCTGACCGTACAGGCGAACGCATGGAAAAAATGCGTGGTGGCGTTGCTATGGGTAAAGAGGACAAAATGGGCGCTGATCACCAGTTCAACACTGGCCGCACTAACGGCATTTGCTACACTAAGACCAAAGCAGAGTACCGCTAAAAAGCGAAACCCAAACAGTCATGCACGACTGAATGGGCTTCTAAACATCACAAATGATAAGGATTTGAAATGTCTGGTTTGAATTGTAAGGCTTGTGTTTACTTTAATGATATAGGCCAGATGGGGCAGTGCAGACGCTACCCCACTTACCAAAACCGTCACTACACTGAGTGGTGCGGTGAATTTGAGTTAGTTGCCATCGTCCCAACGGAGGATGTTACACCCGTCCTAGAGGCGGGTGCTTTTTTGCCTAAGAGACGTGGCAGACCAGCAAAGGATGCAAAATGAACTTGCAACCTTTAAGAGACAAAATCCTTGTGCGTCCCGAAAAGCGTACGTTAAGCGACACTTTAATTATCCATTCCGCAGAAGCTGACAGTCGTGGAACTGTGATCGCAGTAGGCCCAGAAGCCCAAGCTGAAGGTTTAAATGTTGGTGATCGCATCACTTTTGGTACATTTGCCAAAGAATACAAAGACGAATACCTAAAGTTTGAGGAAATCAAGCACAATGATGAGCGCTTACTCAAAATGAGTTGGCAAGATGTTTGTTTTGTAATAGAGGACTAATCATGGCTACTAAACCCGGTCTTTATGCCAATATTCACGCTAAACAAGAGCGTATCAAGCAACAAAAAGCTGAGGGTAAACCCGTAGAGCGTATGAGAACGCCCGGCACAAAGGGCGCACCTACAGCCGCGGCATTTAAACAGTCTGCTAAAACCGCAAAGAAATAATCATGGCGACTAAAAAGCACGATAAGCCTATCCCTCACAAGACAACGGGCAAGGACAAAACCTATAACCCGACAGACAAGGGTGCGGGAATGACCGCTAAGGGTCGCGCTGAGTACAACGCCAAGAACAATTCAAACCTAAAGCCGCCAGCGCCAAATCCTAAGACAAAAAAGGACGAAGGACGAAAGGCAAGTTTTTGCGCCCGAATGGAAGGCGTAGTAAAGAACGCCAAAGGCCCAGCAGAACGTGCCAAGGCATCATTAAAGAACTGGAACTGCTAATGTTGGAACAAGTAAAAGCCCGAATTGCTGACCTCGTGAAGCAAAAAGAACAAATGTTGGCTAACTTCCATGCCATATCTGGCGCTATTGCCGAGAATGAAGCGTGGTTGCGAGAACTAGAGAAACCCGTAGAATCACCTAATGACTGATACAACCGAGAAACGCCCTGTTGGTCGCCCTACCCTCTACGATCCTAAATATTGTGAGGAAGTGGTTACTTTGGGCAGAATCGGCAAAAGTGTTGAGCAAATAGCGGCAAACCTTAACGTTTCCTTACGCACAATGTATCTTTGGCGTGATACTCACGAAGAATTTATGCACGCCTTGGACGATGCCAAGACTTATGAGCAAGCGTGGTGGGAAGAACAAGCCTCCGCATATATGGTTGAGAACAAAGAAAGTGACCGTTTAAACGCAACATTGTGGTCACGGTCTATGGCGGCACGATTCCCAAAGAAGTATCGTGAAAGCACAAAGACCGAAATCACAGGCGCTGATGGAACACCGTTGCTTTCAGGCATTCAGGTCAGCTTTGTAAAGCCTAATGAGTAATGTAGAACAAGCAATTGCAAAGGCTGAGTTTCCCCTCAAGCTACAGTGTTTGTTTCAGCCCTCACGTTATAAAGTCTTGTACGGTGGACGCGGTGGCGCTAAGTCATGGGGTGTTGCTAGGGCTTTGCTCATTAAAGGCGCTCAAGCCCCGTTAAGAGTGCTTTGCGCCCGTGAATTCCAAACATCTATCAAAGACTCAGTTCACAAACTATTGTGTGACCAGATTGAGGCTCTAGGGCTTGGGTCGTTCTACGAAATCACCCAAACAAGTATCAGGGGCAAGAACGGCACAGAGTTTAGCTTTGTGGGTTTAAAGAACAATGTTGCCAACGTTAAGTCTTATGAGGGCGTTGATGTGTGTTGGGTGGAGGAAGCCCAAACAACTAGCCGTATGTCGTGGAACGTGCTGATCCCTACCATTCGTAAGGAAAAGTCAGAAATTTGGGTGACGTTTAACCCTGAGTTAGAGACTGATGAAACTTACCAACGGTTTGTGCTTAACCCGCCTGAGAACTGTATTGTCCAAAAGATTAACTGGTCAGATAACCCTTGGTTTCCTGAAACGCTGAAACTTGAGAAGGATGCGCTTAAACACCGTGATCCACAGGGCTATAACGTGGTTTGGGAAGGTTTATGCCGACAGACAGTAGATGGGGCTATCTTTGCCAAAGAAATGCAACTGGCTGAGTTAGATGGCCGCATCACAAAGGTCAACTACGATGCTACAAAACCTGTTCACGCCATCTTTGACCTTGGTTGGTCTGATGCCACAGCAATCTGGTTCTTACAGTTTGTGGGTATGGAAACCCGCTTGATTCGCTACATTGAGGGCAATCAGCAGACCATGAGCGACTATCTGGCTAAGATGCAAACCTTTGGCTATATGTACGACACGCTATGGTTGCCACACGATGCTGAGAACAAGACGCTGGCAGGGAATGGCAGAAGCATTGAGGAAATTGTTAGGAATGCTGGTTACAAAACCAAGATAATCCCAAGAACGCCCATTATGGATTCCATAAACGCGGCTAGGACAATCTTTGTAAACTGCTGGTTTGACCGTGAAAACTGTCACGAGGGCTTGCAATGCCTACGCCATTACCGTTACGATGTTGACCCAGACACTAAGCAATTCAGCAAAACGCCATTGCACGACAACTATTCACATGGCGCAGATGCGTTTAGGTACATTGGTTTGATGGTAAATGAGCCTAGACAAGCCAGAAAGCCAAGAGCAAACGCAAATTATGGTAGCGATTATTCTTGGATGAGTTAAAATGTCTCCAAATCACTTAGGGCAACATCATGGCTGATGATTACGACAAACGAATTCAAGAGGCAATAGAGTTTCTCAAGTTTGCTAACGATGCAGACACAATGAATCGTCAGGAAGCGCTTGAGGATTTGAAGTTTGGCGCTGGTGATCAATGGCCAGTTACCCTGCAAAACTCACGCAATCTTGAGTCACGCCCTTGCATTACGGTTAACAAGGTGGATAACTATTGCCGCCAAGTTTCCAATCAGCAGCGCCAGCAACGCCCCCGAATCAAAGTCCATGCTACAAACACGCATGAGGACATGGTTGACGCACAAACAATTAGCGGCATCATTCGCCACATTGAGGTCAATTCCAATGCTGACCATGCCTATGACAATGCGTTTGAATACGCTGTTCGCATGGGTTGGGGCTATATGCGGGTCAGAACTGACTACATTTCAGAAGATTCGTTTGATCAGGAAATCTACATTGACCCTGTAGATAACCCATTTACGGTGTACTTTGATCCCAATTCAGTAGCACCTGATGGCTCTGACGCTGACCGTTGTTTGATTACAACAATGATGCTGAAAGAGGAATTCCGCAAGCTGTACCCTGATGCTGATGACGGTGGCACAAGTTTCACACAACGTGGAACGGGTGACTCACAGTCTGAGTGGATTACCAAAGAGGACATTCGCCTTGCTGAGTATTACTACACCGTCAGAGAAAAGGCTACTCTGTACCTTTTGAGCGATGGCACGGCTACATTTGCTGATGACAAAGACTTCTTTAAGCGCCTAGAGGCTTACGGCATTACGGTGGTGGACAAGCGTGATTCATTCAAGAAAACCATCAAATATTGCAAGATGACTGCGGTTGAGATTCTTGAGGAACGTGATTGGGCTGGCAAATACATCCCAATTGTTCCTGTTTATGGCCGACACATTGTCATTGGCGACAAGCGCAAAAAGTTTGGCATGATTCGTTATGCTAAAGACCCACAGCGTATGTATAACTTTTGGCAAACCGCTATTACTGAGGGTGTTGCATTAGCGCCAAAGGCTAAATGGTTGATTGCTGAAGGCCAAGACGAAGGACATGAACAAGATTGGGCAAATGCCAACATCAAGTCATTCCCTGTTCTGCGTTACAAACAGACTGACATTGACGGTCGCCCTGCGCCAGTTCCATCACGACTACAGCCAGAGCCGCCACAAGCGGGAATCATGGCCGCAGCAATGGGCGTGGACAATGATATTAAAAACATTATGGGCGTGTTTGACCCTGCACAACTTGGTCAAGGCAACATTTCAGGCAAAGCATTGAATGGCCAACAACAACAAGTTGACCTAACAAACTTTGACTATTACGACAACCTAACACGTTCAATCAGTCACGTTGGCAAGATTTGCTTAGACCTGATTCCTAAAATTTACGACACAGAGCGTGTCATGCGAATCATTGGTGATGACGGTAAACCAGAACTGTTGACGATCAACCAACGGGATTCTGTTGGTAGAGTTCTAAACGACATTTCTGTGGGTCAATATGATGTGGTCATGGAGACAGGGCCAGGCTACAACAGCAAGCGTCAAGAGGCTGTGGACAATATGCTTCCTCTGTTGGCCGCTGCGCCTGAACTTATGCAAGTGGCGGGTGACTTGGTGTTCCGCAACATGGATTGGCCAGGCGCTGACATCATTGCTGACCGCCTTGCCGCCTCTAACCCAATGGCTCAGATTGACGATAAGTCTAAAGTACCGCCACAAGTTCAGATGCAACTGGCTATGTCACAGAAACAGATTCAAGACCTTACACAAGCGCTTGAAGCTAGAGATTTGATGCTGAAAAACCGCATGGATGTTGAGCAATTGCGTCAAGACTCTGAGACTAAGCGCACCCTGATGAAAGAGACAGGAAGGGCTAATGAGGCTGAATTGCGTGAACAGAGTGACCGTAATGAAATGCAGATGCGTGTGGATGCACAAGCTAATGACACGGTAATCAATACGCAGACAAGGCTAGAAATTGAAAGAATGAAGCAACAGATTGCTCTTGTGTTGGCCACAATGGATAAAGGCGCATTAAATTCAGCAAATGCCGAGGCAACAGAACGGGCTATTTGATTTTGTAAAAAATATGTGGTAAAAACCATTAAACCTTACCTGTGAGGTTCACAGGGTTAAATCGTTGGGAAACGTATGTCCGATAAAGAAGCGGGTCAAGTATTGACTAGCGAGAATGCAGCAGAATTTTATGCAAACAGATTAGGTTTAGCTGAATCTTATGCGGAGACTGAGGCGGTTGAGGAAACCGAGCCAGTAGCCGAAAACGATCAGAGTGAGCCGAAAGAGGCAGAAAAGGAAGCAAACCAAGAGGGTGAGCGAAAGCAAAATCCTAAACTTGAAAAGCGGTTTTCAGAGATAACCAAGCAACGTGAGGAAGCCCGTAGAGAGGCACAAGCCGAACGTCAAGCGAGGGTAGAACTAGAACAGCGTTTGGTAGCGATGCAACAGCAACAACAACCACAACAGGTTGTTCAATATGATGCAGAGCCACAACCAAGCCAGTTCAGCGATGCGTTTGAGTATGCGAAGGCTCTAGCTGAGTTTTCAACAGAAAAAGCGTTAGCTGAACGGGATAGGCAAGTAGCGGTAGCAAGAGAGCAAGAAGCGCAACAAAGGATTATCCAATCTTGGGCGCAGAAAGTTCAGGCGGCTAAAGCGGAAATGCCCGATTTTGATGATTTGGTCGCAGCAAGTGACGTAGTTGTAAACAACGCAGTCCGTGATGCAATTCTGGAGAGTGATGTAGGCCCAAAAATCCTGTATCACCTAGCTGAAAACAATGACCTTGCCAGAAAAATCGCTAGCTTGAGTCCAAATGCAGCGCTTAGAGAGATAGGAAAATTGGAAGCAAGGTTTGAGGTTAATCCTGAAACTAAGCAGACAACCCCTGTTGTTAGAAGTAAAGCACCAACACCGATTCAACCGATTCGTGGTGGGCAAGGCAAGGCTGATGTACCGATATCCGCTGATGGCGAATTTCACGGTAGTTATCAGGCTTGGAAAGCCGCACGTAAATCGGGAAAAATTCGGTAAACCTAATCTTTTTGGAGAATTTAAATGGCTAATAATTTATTGACGATCAGCAAGATCACCAACGAAGCGTTGATGGTCTTGGAAAATGAGTTGACTTTCACAAGTGAAGTTGACCGCAACTATGATGACCAGTTCGCTGTTGTCGGTGCAAAGATTGGTAACACAGTCAATGTCCGCAAGCCTGGCCGTTTCATTGGTACTACTGGCCCTGCGCTGAACGTGGAAGATTTTAACGAGACTTCAGTTCCCGTTACTTTGTCCACACAGTTCCACGTTGACACACAGTTCACAACACAAGACTTGGCTTTGTCCTTGGATATGTTTAGTGACCGAGTGCTGAAGCCAGCTATTGCCGCTATTGCCAACAAGATTGACCGTGACGGTATGTCTATGGCTACCCTGCAAACTGCCAACATCGTTGGTACTGCTGGAACACCGCCCACAGGTTTGATTACTTATCTGACCGCTGGCGCTTACCTTGACTCTGAAGGCGCACCCCGTGATGGCCGTCGTTCATGTATCGTTGAGCCTTTTACAAGCGCAACAATCGTGGATAGCTTGAAGGGTTTGTTTGTTCCCTCTGACCGTATTGGCAACCAATACGAAAAGGGTTTGATGGGTCGTGACTCTGCTGGTATGAACTGGAAGATGGATCAGAACGTGGTAAGCCAAACATTTGGCTCATTCGCTGGTACTGCTGTCGAGAACACAACCACAGGCACAGGTTTCCTGACTTCTGGTTGGGCATCAACAAGCACCATCACTTTGACTGCTACTGGTACGGTTTCACTTAACGCTGGCGATGTATTCCAAATTGCTGGTGTTTTTGCTGTTAACCCCCAGAATCGTCAAGCCTACGGCACAAACAAACTGCGTAATTTCGTGGTTAAGCAAGCCGTTTCCGCTACTGATGGCACTATGTCTGTCGTGGTTAGCCCTGCTGTGATTACCGCTGGTCAATTCCAGAACGTGTCAATCCCAACAACTAGCTCAACAGCCGCCATTACGTTCTTTAACAAGTCAGGTACTGTTTCCCCACAAAACATCATCATGCACCGCAATGCTTTCACATTGGCAGTAGCCGATCTGGAATTGCCAGAAGGTGTGCATTTTGCTGGTCGTGCAAGCGATAAGGAAATTGGTTTGTCAATGCGTGTTGTGCGTCAGTACACCATTAACAATGACTCCATCCCCACACGTTTGGACGTTCTGTATGGCTGGGCCCCACTCTACCCTGAGTTGGCTTGCCGCGTAGCCGCTTAATGTTCAAGGGGGGCTAAAAACCCCCCGTTCTAAACTTAATTTAAGGAAATTATCATGGCTAATCCCGGACCAGCAACGACAGTCACCCAAGAATCATTTGCCCCCATGACCAACGTGGTCAAAGGTGGTGTTTTTTCTTTGACTCTTACCCCCTCCGCTGTTGCAACAATTACAACTGCCGCCCAAAACTTTGCCAGCACTGGCATTGGCTTGGTCGTTGGTGATTTTGTTTCAGTAGCATTCAATGGCGCACAGACTGCTGGCG